AACAAAATAAAACAATTTAAATTACCATTGGTCGTATGTAGATCAAAGTCTGGTGGTGCTCATGTATTTTTATTTACAGAAGATTATGTATCAGCAGGTTTAATGCAAGATAAATTAAATGAGATTAGATCAGTATTAGGTTATGGTGGATCAGAAGTTTTTCCAAAACAAAGAGAATTAAAATCTAAAGATGATACAGGAAACTTTTTAAATTTACCATACTTTAATTGTGGTCAGACAACAAGATACGCCTTTATGGAGGATGGCGAAGCTGCTAGTATAGATTCTTTTTTTGAACTCTATGAAAGATATAAACAATCAGACATCAGCACAATAGAAATTAAAAGACCGGAGACACCATACTCTGATGGACCACCATGCATAGAACTAATGGCACAAAATAAAATTGGTGAAGGTGGTAGAAACAATGCACTGTTTCATTATGGTGTGTATGCAAAATCTAAATGGCCAGATAATTGGAAATCAAAAGTAATAGTGTTTAATGAAACTGCAATGGAACAACCATTGTCAGACACAGAAGTAAATATAATTACAAAACAACATGAGAAAAAAGAATGGGGTTATAAATGTAGTGACCAACCAATGTGTAGTTTGTGTGATAAAAAATTATGTAAGAAAAGAAAATTTGGTATAGGTCAAGAACCAGTGTTTCCAAGTCTAACAGATTTACAAGTAGTCAACTTAGAAGAACCTTACTACTACCTAAATGTTGATGGTAATAGACTGTACCTAGACTCAGCAAAACATTTAGCTAATCAAGTTTTATTTCAAGAAGAATGTATTAAACAATTAAGGATAAATCCACCTAGTGTTAAGACAGGTGATTGGAAAAAAATTACTGGTGCATTATTAACTAACGCAGAAATTACAGAACCTGCAGAAGGTACAAGTACAAAAGATATATTAAATAATTATCTCGAAGATTATTGTGTAAATAGAATACAGAAAGATGACTACGAAGACTTACGTAATGGTGGTACTTATACAAAAGATGGCTTTCACCATTTTGTATTTGATAACTTCTTTAACAATTATCTATCAAGAAAACATTGGAGAGTTCCATATCAAAGAACATCACAGATGTTAAAAGATGATCTAAACTGCACAACTAAACGTGTAGGTAAAACAAAAATATCTGTATTTGTTGTAGCTAGATTTGATAAAAAAATAGAAACATACAAACCAAAAACATTTAAAAAGGATAATTATTAATGGAAGATATAGCTTTAATAACTGTTCTTTGTATAGCAGCTTACTTGGTACACACTATATGAAAATGTTAATTGATTTTAATTTAAAAGATGAAGGACCTATTCATCAAATTATGAAAAAATATATTTGGTATAAAATAAAACATAGTGAAAGCGGTGTAGTATTTACTAATGTTAATTGGGGTTATACAATTTTAGAATTAAAAAAATGTAAAGCTTACATGGAACGTGAAATTTATTTAAATGGAGAAAAAATAATTCCAGATATATTAATTTTAGATTCTAATGACAAACCCAAAACAGTTATAGAATATATAGAAACATCAAGGCCAAGTTTTAAAAAATATCAATGTTATATTAAAAGTAATATCAATATAATTTTTGTAGATAACACAACATCTCTTGGATGTTTAGAACGTGGTCAAGTAAAACCAAAAATAATGATAACAGAAAACATGCATTTTAATGATAGATTTAAAATTTTATTTAATGATTTTGTAAAATTACAAGATGAATTTAAGTTTATAGGAAAATTTGAAGATAATGATACATATTTTATATTTAATATTGATGACAAGAATAATATTAGGTTTATGAATTCAACTATGTATTCATATGGTGAATTTAGTAAAAAAAATTCTAAAAAAATACCTATTTTTTTAAAACAATATTTAGAAATATTTAGTAGAGATAAAAAATCTCTCACTAAAAAATTTTCTCTATATGTTCCGAGTTATGAATATAATAAGGGAATTAGAAGATATGAAAATAAAAAAATAAATTATTGGGATATATACTAATGCGTCATATAATATATGGACCACCTGGTACAGGTAAAACGCACACTTTGCTAGGACACATAGAAAAGTTTCTAGCTAACACACCACCAGATAAAATTGGTTATTTTACATTTAGTAAGAATGCTGCACAAGAAGGTAAACAAAGAGCAGTAGATAAATTTAAATTATCTTATAATGATGTACCATACTTTCAAACACTGCATGCATTTTGCTTTAATCAGCTTGGTATAAATAAAAACCAGGTGATGCAACCAAAACACTACAAAGAATTATCAGAGAAGATGCAAATAGAATTAGAAGGTGCAAAACAAGATGAAGACTACGAAGGTGTATTCTATTCTCCAGATCCATACATACAATTGATAAACTTAGCACGATCAAAAGAAATGGACCCAATAAAATTTTATCATCTAAATAACAATTCTAAAATACAATTAAGTAAATTAGAAATAATAGTTGAGGAGTTAGAAAACTATAAAGAACAAAATGGTTTGATAGATTTTCCAGACATGTTAGAAAAATTTATAGCAAGTGGTGAAGCACCTAAACTTAGAGTTATGTTTGTAGATGAAGCACAAGATTTAAGTTTAGTACAATGGAGATTAGTTAAGAAGATAGAAGAGAAAGCTCAAGACTCATACATATCAGGTGACGATGATCAAGCCATATATAGATGGAACGGTGCACATGTTAGTACATTTATAAATCTAGAAGGTGAAAGAACTGTGCTAGATCAATCGCAAAGGGTACCACAAGCACCTTTTGAATTAGCAAACAAGATAATAAAAAAAGTACATAACAGAGTAGAAAAAGAATGGTTACCAAAAGATCAAGAAGGATCTGTTAAATACTGTGGTGATCTTCATGAGGTAGATTTTTCACAAGGTAGATGGTTAGTGTTAGCACAAGCAAATTACATGCTGGCAGGTATTGGAAACATATTAGATGAAAAAGAATTATATTGGCAAAGAAGAAATGCAGTGCCAAGAGTAAAAAATATATATGAAATTATATTGAAATGGAATGACTTACGAAAAGGTATACCTTTACATTACAATGATGTTAAGAAGATTGCTGCAAAAATGACTAAAGATAATTGGGATCCAAAGTTATTTAAAACAATAATCAAAGATGGTTTTTATGACATAGATACTTTGAAAGAAAAGTATGGACTTAAAACAGAAGCTGAATGGGATGAAGCATTAAATGAAGTAGGTGATGAAGATATAAAGAAAATAAAAAAATTAATTAAGTCAGGAGAGGACTTAGATAAGAATCCTAGAATTAGTATATCAACAATACATGGCGTCAAAGGTAATGAACGAGAGAATGTAGTTGTAATAACAGACTTGGCTGGTGCAGCATTTATTGATTATGAAAAAGATCCAGATGACACACACAGATTATTTTATGTTGCCTGCACAAGAACAGAGAAGAACTTATATATAATAGAACCACAAACTAAAAAGGCATACAATCTATGACAAATAAAGATATCTTTAAGGATGCATTTCCTCAAGACAAGCAGATAGGCGGGAGTCACTACAAAGACTTTCACATTCAACCATACGAATTTATTTCAAAAAATGATCTTTCATTCTTTCAAGGCAACGTTGTGAAATATGTTTGTAGATATTTACACAAAAATGGTATAGAAGATCTGGAGAAGATTAAACACTATTGTGATTTAGAAATAAAAAAATTGAAAGACATGAAAAATGCCAAGACCAAGTAAGGTTGTAAAGACTATTAATATTGATAAGAAATATAAATTTAATTTAGAAATTTATTTAGGATTAAAAGATTTATCATGGGAAATATTTCCTCATGACTACAACGCAGCTTTATATGCATTTAGCAATAAAGATAAACTTAATAAGACTATAGAGAGTAAACATATTTATGAACCAAAACAAACCAATATTTAAACCACAGACAGAGTGGCTACCGCCAGAATCTTTTCCGGACTTATCTAAGTATGATGAGATTGCAATTGACTTAGAAACTAAAGACCCAGATTTAAAATCAACCGGGTCTGGTTCAGTTATTGGTAATGGTAATGTAGTTGGAATTGCAGTAGCTGTAGAAGGTTGGTCTGGATATTATCCTATTGCACACGAAGGTGGTGGTAACATGGATAAGAATATGGTCATAAAATGGTTCTCAGATGTACTAAAAACACCTGCAATCAAGATATTTCACAATGCAATGTATGATGTGTGTTGGATTAGGTCTATGGGGCTTAAAATAGAAGGCAGAATAGTAGATACCATGATTGCTGGCTCTCTCGTGGACGAGAATCGCTTTCGTTACGATTTAGGTAGTTTGGGTCGTGATTACGTCGGAATCGGCAAAAATGAGGCTGTATTGAAGGAAACTGCAGCGCATTGGGGCATCGATCACAAGGCAGAGATGTATAAACTACCAGCGATGTATGTTGGTGAATACGCTGAACAAGATGCGGTCTTAACTTTAAAATTATGGCAAGAGATGAAGAAACAAATTGAACATGAAGATGTACAATCTATCTTCGACCTTGAGACTGAATTGTTTCCTTGCCTCGTTGATATGAGATTTTTAGGTGTGCGTGTAGATACAGAAGCAGCTCACCAATTGAAGAAAAAATTAGTCGGAGAAGAACAATCAGCATTACTGAAAGTAAAAAAAGAAACAGGAATAGATATTCAGATATGGGCTGCAAGATCGATTGCCAAAGTTTTTGAAAAGTTAAATCTTCCTTATGATGTAACTGCGAAGACATCTGCTCCATCCTTTACTAAAAATTTTTTACAGAACCATCCTCATCCGATCGTTCAACAAATTGCACGTGCAAGAGAAATAAATAAATCACATACAACTTTTATTGATACCATACTAAAGCATTCACATAAAGGTCGAATACATGCTGAAATAAATCAGATAAGATCAGATCAAGGTGGGACTGTAACTGGTAGGTTCAGTTACAACAATCCAAACTTACAGCAGATACCAGCACGGAACAAGGAACTTGGACCAATGATCAGATCATTATTTATACCTGAAGAAGGTTGTACCTGGGGTTGCTTTGACTACTCACAACAAGAACCACGTCTAGTTACACACTACGCATCGCTTGATGGACTTTATGGTGTAGAAGAAGTTTTAGATGCATACAATGAGGGTGAAGCAGACTTTCATAGAATCGTAGCTGACATGGCTAACATACCAAGATCACAGGCTAAGACAATTAACCTTGGTTTGTTTTATGGTATGGGTAAAAATAAATTACAAGCAGAGCTAGGTGTATCTAAAGAAGATGCGGATGATCTATTTAGAACGTACCATGACAAAGTCCCTTTTGTAAAAATGTTAATGGAAAGTGTAATGCGTAGAGCACAAGACCGAGGTCGAGTTAGAACTTTACTAGGTCGAAGATGTAGATTTAATTTATGGGAGCCCAACCAGTTCGGGATTCATAAAGCATTACCTCACGAAGAGGCGCTCACGGAACACGGACCAGGAATCAAGCGTGCGTACACATACAAAGCACTTAATAAACTAATTCAAGGATCAGCAGCTGACATGACTAAGAAAGCTATGGTTGATCTATACAAAGAAGGAATTGTACCGCATATACAAGTACATGATGAATTGGATATATCGGTCGATGGCAATGCAGATAAAATAAAAGAAATTATGGAGTCTGCAGTTGAATTAGAAGTACCAAACAAAGTGGACTATGAATCTGGACCAAATTGGGGTACAATAAAATGAGGATAAATTATGGCTTACTTGAATGCAAACATACCACCAACTTATGCACAAATAAGAAAGGAGTATCTTTATGATCTTAAAAAACATAAGGGAGAAGTTGCTGACTGCATTATCTTTGGTCTTAGCGCTCTTACAGGTCGGGCTATATTATTTCATGCTATTATGGAAAACGGTGCAATATTTTATCGCTTACCAATTAGCGCGTTTATTCAACAGGGATTTGATGCATCCGGAGTGCCCACAAGACGACTTGATGAACTACAGCTCTGGAATTGTTTTTCTTATTATCCTGCTGTTCATCGTTGGGATATACTAGACGGACAAGCCGGTAAGTATATAGGAAAAGATAAAAAATGGCACCCTGGAAAATATTTATTTACAGTTGACTTTGCACATCCAGAGTCTAATATACTTGACACTGATCATTCAGAGATTCCGCACGAACACAAGTGCGCTCACATAATTGCTCTCGATGATGGCAATTTTGCAGCACAACCTAACAACAGATGTATATGGGACATACCTTCTTTCACGGTGAAAGATGATATTCCTGACTGGAAAGTGCAAACTTCTGAATGGAATGTTGAAGATAGTAGAGCATGGCGGACAGAAGATACCGACAAGTTCTTCTATGAAATCGAGGAGAAAAAAAATGATTGATAAAATAAAAAACATGGCTAACAAGCACTGGCACAATCACAAAGTATGTGTAATTATAATTGCAGTTCTTGTTGTAGCTTACATAGTGAAATAGAATTATGGAGATAGCCAGGATGAATTACTACGCAACAGGTTTATTGATTGTGATGTTAGTTGTCCTGGCTTTCTGTGGAGGTCCCAATGTCCAATAAACCACTCAACATCGGAGAAGAGGCAAAAGTTCAAATGCCAATGAAGACTGTTGCTAGTCTAATTTTTGTCGTTGCAGCAGGTGTCTTTGCATATACAGAGCTGACTGCAAGGTTGGTATCGTTAGAGACATCAAGAGAATTATTTCAAAATGATTTACTTAAAAAATCTGAACAAGTCCCCGTGGACCAGGAGCAAATATTTTTAATTGAAGATCTTTATAATACTGTAGAGAAAATGGAACAAACTCAAGAGATGAACATGACTAATAAAGTTAATATAGAATTTTTAAGAGAACAGTTAGACAAAGCTTTAAAAGATATTGAAGATCTAAAAGATAAAGTTAGACAAAATGGGAGTCATTAATGACAGAGTTAGTAATAGCCCTACTTATGATTGTTAACGGAGAAATCAAAGAACACAGAATACAAGAGTCGATGTCCGAATGTTTAAAAGGCAAACGTGTCGCAACGAGAACTAATAAAAATAATAATATTCAGTATCAGTGCATAAAAAATATGGCTGAATTAGAAAAAAATATAGATGGATCTTTGTCGATAAAAAAGCTAATATTGCAGTAATGAAAGTATCAGCAGAAATTGTAAAAGGAAGATGTCCTTCTTGCGAAGAAGATACAATGTTAGTTGGATTAACACCTATAGTATATAGATGTTTAAGTTGTGGTTCTGATTTAGAACAACATGTCAATGGTAAAATAAGTTATCTTCCGCACATATCAACACCACAAGATAAAGACATTCAACCTATTGTAAAAGAGTGGGAAGATGGCTAAACAAAGCTTCAAGTTTTTTACACCCCGCGATAAGCCTAAAAAAAGAGGCGCACGTCAACACAAAAAAAATAAAAATAAATCAGAGAAAAGGCAACAAAAACAAAGAAGATATAAGGGCCAAGGAAAGGGTTGACATCAATCCCGATAAATCCTATATTAAAATTAACCTTCTTATAGAGGTTAATTTTTTTGATTACCTAGCCTTACGAAAGTTTGGCTAGGTTAAAAAAGAAAGGACAATATGAAAGAAAAAACAATAACAATTACAGTAGATGGTACTAATCCTGGTCAATGGTCTAACCTTTTACTGGAACTAAATATAATGAAAAAAGCATGGAGACCTTTTGGGGTAAACATGAATTTGAAAGCACCAGGTATCAAAAACATAATAGAGTGGGGAACTAGAAATAATGAATACGTCAGACCTAGACAAAATAGCAAGCGAATACAACCAAAACAAAGATAAATATACATATGATCTTTGGTTTGAAAAAGTAAAGGAGTGGGCTAATGGACCTCATAATATTAAACGACGGGGTTTATCATCTGGTAGAAGTAACAAAACAGATGACGGAAAATATAAAGTTATTAAGTGAGGTAGATTGTTTTAGTCTTTGTGACATACTAAGACTAAAACTTTCAGAATATATGGATGTTCCATTTAATCAGCATGTCATGAAAGATGGCAGCGGTTATTTTTACGGATGTATTTGTAAATAGACAGACCTATCCCTTAGAGGGGAAATATTGTGGGATAGGTTCTTGGTGAGAAGATTAAAGTCCACTAACATTTATTAAGTATATAGTCAAATTATATTTTCAGCAGTACAAGTAAATTTCATAAACACATTGTATTCGTTCACTTCTTTTCTACCTATTTCTATAGTTTTATTCATGGATTCTTCATATCCAAACAACAAACAATCATACTGACTATCAAATGTTTCGGGCCATTGATATGGCTCTAAACAAGTGTTGGCTACCTGTGAACAAATAATTAAACTCAATACAATTTTTATCATTGACAATCCTATATTATCACCTATATAAATGATTCAACTATGAAAGGAAACACATATGACAGATATGACTAAGTACAAAAATGTTTCTCTAACTAAAGAAACATACGCTACTTTAGATAAGTTATCAAAGGTAATATTGCCTGATGCGAAACTAAGTGTAGCAAAAACAATTGAAGCAATAGCAAACGAGAAAGCGAAAAAACTAAATGGCAAATTCAAAAAAAGTTAAGAAAGTATACATTTGTCCTACCTGTAAGGGTAATGGCTATGTAAAGGTCGCATGCATTATGGAGAAAGAAGATATGATTCATCAATGCTGGGACTGTGACTCTCAAGGAGAACTTTATGATTATGGCGATGAAGATTTTTCTGATCTTGAGGGAGAAGGGATGTCAATACATTAATGGAAGATGTTGACAAAGCTTATATTGCTGGCTTATTTGATGGAGAAGGTTCTATTCATATAAGACGAGGGGTAGAGAAGAAGAAAAAACACAAAGGTAAACCAGGCTACCGGTTATCTAATTCTATGCGTATTAGTATGGAAATTACGATGACCGATAGATCAGTTTTAATTTGGGTTCACGAAGTATTGGGTGTTGGAACTCTAACACCTAAGAAAGTAAAAGGTAATAGAAGCGATGGCACGCCTTATCTTAAACAATATAGGTGGAGATGTACATTTAGGGACGCATACTACGTGTGCTGCCTTCTATGGCCGTTTGCGCATACTAAATTACCTAAGATACAACAAGTAATACAACACTATACAACTAAAGCATTTAAGGATAATGTTATATCTTTAGAAGAGTATAAGGAGGTTAGAAAAAATGTTGGACAAGATAGTATATAACAGTTTGCATTTTATAATGAAATGGGCTGGAACATTAAATGCCTGGGCATGGCGTAAACATGCAAAAATTATAGAAGATAAACGTCAAAAAGAAAATGAAGAATATGTTAAGGAGTTAAAAAAGAAGTTATGAGTAAAAAAGAAAAGTTTGATGGCATAACTAGACCATCTAATGATCTATACCGTAAGAACTTTGATGAAATATTTGGTAAGAAAGACAAGACTTTACATGAAGAACTGATGGAAGGTTTTGAAGAAGAAAAGAAGATAAATGAAGAAGAGTGATAAATACAATTATCTAGAGGGTAAACAAATCACGGACCCAGATACTGGAAAACGTGTCTATGAGATAAGTTCTTATAGACTTCCTTCTGTTACTACTATATTAGGGGCTACCAAAAATACAGAATTTTTAACTAAATGGAAGGCCAAGGTCGGTGAAGAAAACGCAGAGCGAATCAAAAATATATCTAGTGCACGGGGTACCAGTATGCACAAATTCCTCGAGTCATATGTTACGGGTGTTGGCTATGATGATCTTACAGAACTCGGATGCCAGGCGCGTCCCATGGCCAATAAAATTATGGAGATCGGTCTTGCGCCAGTATCAGAGTATTACGGGTCAGAAGTTACGTTACATTATCCGGGCCTATACGCAGGCCAAACAGACCTTGTCTGTTTACACAATGATCTTGAAACTGTTGTTGACTTCAAGCAAGCCAACCGTCCGAAGAAGAAAGAATGGATCGAAGATTATTATCTTCAAATCGCAGCGTACGCCATGGCACACGACTATGTCTACGGCTCCAGTATACGCCAAGGAGTTATCATGGTTTGCACGCCTGACTTATATTACCAAGAATTCAAAGTCGAAGGACCTGAGTTAAGGTCTTGGAAACATAAGTTTTTAAAAAGATTAGATATGTATCATGACCTAATTCATGATGAGAAAGAAAAGACTAAACCTATGAAAGCTGAGGATTTTGTCAAATGAATTGTTGGCACTGCGGACATCAGTTGATATGGGGTGGAGATCACGATACCGAAGATAATGAGGATTATGATATAGTTAGTAATCTTTCGTGTCCTAAGTGTCATTCAGCGGTGGATGTGTGGCATCCATCAGAGAAATTAATAGAGGAGTATAAAAAACATGACAGATCAGACGAGGTGGGGGATCCACGAAGTACAGACCAGGAATAAGGCTATAAAATACAGAAGGGATCTTGTTGCACGGGCCATGGAACATGTGGTCAAGCTTGACGAAACAGGGATCACGGACCTTATGTTGCAGATTGAGGCAGAATATGAGCGTAAATATGGCAAGAATGTGGCAAATAAGGACACAAAAACCGTACTATAGTATTCTGTGACAGATTTTATTTTTTTTTTTTTTTTT